CTTCACGGACGAAGAAGCCGCGCAATTCGATGTGTCGGCGATCCTGGGCAAAGGCTGCATGTTGTCAGTCGTACATTCGGAATCAGGCGGCAAGACCTACGCCAACATTGTCGGTATTGGATCGTTGCCCCGAGGCGTCCCGATTCCCGCGCCAGAAAATCCGCTGCTCTATTACGACGATCAATCGCCTGCCGTGGACTTGGACAAATTGCCCAAGTGGTTGCAGGACAAGATCAATGGACAACTGACCGGGCCTGTACCACAAGTGTCGGATACGCTCCCGGATCAAGGTGGGGCTGGCGGCGGATTCGAGGATGATGAAATCCCGTTCGCCCCGCTTGGCAAACATTCGCACTGGATTGCCTGATACGCCACTCACAGAGGATTGCGGGATGAGCAATGACATACGCAAACACCCACGGCCCCAACAGGCGTGGGGCGTCTACAACTGGGGTCTGCTATCGGCCATTGCGCGTACACGCCGCGAAGCTATCGCAATGGTTCAGGATCGGCGCGGGCTGTCATGGACAGAGGCCAAGAAATACATGGAAGTCCACAAGGTAATTGTGAGTAAGAAGGAGACCCCATGAACGCCGACAAGCTTGCGCAGGCTTTGCGCGCATTTCCAGAAGACCCAAATCCCTTCACTTATCGGCGCGCATATGCAAAAGCTCAAGCAGCCCTCGCCGAGCACGACGCCCAACCCGCGCAAGCAGCGCAACCGGTGGGCGTCCCTGCCGGATGGATGTTCGAAGAACTCGATGGCGGATTCGTCCATGTTGAATCGCCTCAGACGCTGGCCGTGAACCTCGGGTATTACCCGGAAGGGAACGCAACTGCGTCGCAACTACTACGCCTCTTGGCATGCGCCCTATTAGCCCCGCAGCCACCAGCGCAGCCGAGCGCGGATGCGGTAAGCATCGCTGCCGAAATTTCGACGCGGCCGGAGTTCGCCAAGTACGAAGCTCCGCTGATCCTGGACATCGTGCGCGAAACGCTCAAAGCAGCCCGCGCGGCGGAGGGTGGGAAATCATGAGCGCAAGCAACGCAACAGTGGCGACGGGTCATCACTGCGGCAGACCGATAGGCGGCGTTGCAACGTGGCTAGGCGGATTGCCACACCACCCCGAATGCACGCATGGACCTGGCTACCCGACGCACTATGCACCCCTCGCGTCTGAACATGAAGGGTGCAAGCCGCTGCACCAGATAACTGAAAACGATGTGCGCCGGATCGTCAAGGAAGAACTGGCCCGCGCAGCGCGTCCGCTGGAATGAACTGTCAGCCACCATCGCCGCCAAAGCGGCGCAACCAAGAGGAACGAGCTATGAACGCTGCCATTGCAGAATTGACCAATGCACTCGCAACTGCTGAAACGAACGAGCCGATCAACCGCGCGGCAGGTAATGCCGCGCAGGCAGACCTTGAAGCCAAGAACGCCGCGGACTACAGGCAGGCACTCGCGGTGCTCAATGCGGCCAGTGGTGGCCCAATCTGGCCTGAACCGTCGGCATGAGGGCTAACGATTTAATCAGCCGCCGCGAATAGCGGTCGGCTGGATTGACTTATTGGACGGCAGGAGACGAATGGTGCGAGTGCTCTCATTGAAGAAAAACCGACCGGAATACCTGCGCCGAGTGCGCGCGCAAACGCTGGCATGGATAAACGGACGACCCTACCACGATCCCGTGACCAATGAATGCTGCCCTGATTTTTCATGTTGCAAACCATCGCTGTTTACAAAAGACGCCGAACAGCGGCAACGCGAAGGGCTGGAAATGCTGCGTCGCGAGGGCGCGGATATGCCGCCCAACAGTTGAGTTGTGCGGCGCGAGCGATTAGCGAGCGTCCGAACGAACGAGGAGTTAGGTTGCCATGAGCGCCCTAAGACACATTGAGCTGCTTTGCGACATTTGCGAAAACTCTGAATGGCTTGCGGGCAGGACTGTAGCAGCCGTCAGGGCCGAGGCAAGGCGGCGCGGCTGGCGGGTGGCGCTGCACAAGTCCAAGGTGCCACAAGCCGAGGACGCTCCGTGGCGCGGCAGCAGGAAGGACGTTTGCCCGCGATGCGCTAAACAACCTAACTCTGTTTTAGACCCCCAAAACAGCAATATGCACCCTTAAACGAGCGTTAATCATGACTGACACTGATGATTACAGAACCGCGACTGCGCCGCTTCAAAACATGACATTCACAGACTTCGTGCGATGGGCGGTTTTGGAATTGCTCAACAATGGCGAAACACAGATTGAATTTGAGATTCCCGGCATGTCGCAAGATGGAGTCAAAAAATACATGCTCGCCTTCCAGGTGCGCCTTGAGGAGGTGCAATGACTGACACAACCCTGCCGTCCGAGGTCGCAGAAGCGATCGCCGCACTGGATGCCATGACCTATGCCGGTAGTCGCACGCACGCGCATTGGTCTTGCGTCAAAGACCACCTTCACCGCCTCGCCGAGGAAAACGCGCGTCTTCTGGCGGCGAACCGTGACTGCGTGGATCACTTCGAGCAGATGCGTGGCGAACTCGCCGCGCTCAAGGCGAGGATCGCGGAGGCGAGGCGAGTGATGCTCGGCACGTATCCGGCGCACGGTAGCGGCTACGTGCAGATTGTCTCCGACCCCGCGAATGGGATTGGCGACGAAACCTTCGCCCTGCTCAAGCTGGAGGACGGCGAGCGGTGAGTGAAGATAGCCAACATTGGTACTTGCCGGACGGGACGCCCTTTTACGAATGCAAGGCGCGCGACGGACACATGCGCCCCGTCACGCTTCGTGACGCCCGCAAGGTCCACGCCGTTCCCAGCGTCACCACCGTATTGTCCGTGGTGGCCAAGCCGAATCTGGAAGTCTGGAAAGTCCAGCAGGGCATCTTGGCCGCGCTGACACTGCCACGGAAGCCCAGCGAATCCGAGGCGGACTGGCTGCAAAGGGTGCGCGACGACGCCAAGGCGCAAACCAAGGCTGCCGCCGAGGAAGGCTCACGCATCCACGCCGCGCTCGAAGCCAACGCCCGCGGCCAAGCGTATCCCCAGCGCTACCAGCCCCACGTACAAGCTGTCCGGGCCGAGATTGCGAAGCTGTATCCGGCCATTACGGACTGGGTGCCTGAAACGCGCTTCGCTCACCCGGATGGCTTTGGAGGCATGTGCGACCTGCACTCGCCCTCGACGGGCGTATGTCTGGACTACAAAGGCAAGGACGGGGACTTCTCGGACGGCAAGCGGCTGGCCTATGACCAGCATTGGCAACTGGCGGGCTACCAGCGCGGCATGGAACTCCCCAAGGCGACGTGCGCCAGCGTATTTGTATCCCGCACGCATCCTGGCAAAGTAGCCAGCCACGTCTGGAGCACCGAGGACATGCAGCAAGGCCAGCGGGTGTTTGATGCCGCGCTGGCGCTCTGGCAGGCGATCAAGAATTACCCGGCGGCGCAGTCCGCCCAGATGATAGCCTCTTCGAGGTACGGCGTGTCGACGGACCATCCGGACGGCAACCGCAGGTAGTACATTTCGCCGATACGGATGACCCGCACGCTGGCACGGGTCCAGCGGCCCCACGATGCAATGCGGCTACGCTTGGCGGGCATGACGCGCCCCTCCATTGGTCGCATTCATTTCCACCAGCGCGAGCCTCAAGCACTCCGCGCATGCGTTGAACAGCTCGGCGTTCAATCCGCACGGCGTATCGGCCAGAACCTGACGGAGGAAGGTGTACACCTTGCGCCCGGCAGCCATGCGTGCGGCGCGTTTCTTTCCAATAGGCCGATTCATGACTGCGCCTCCTTGGCGTCTTCAAACCCCGCCCGATACGCGTGCATCAGGCTGAACAGCTCGCGGGCACTTCCGGCCCTCAAGAGGGACCGCTCGCCGCCGCGTTCGTTCGTAATCTCGCTCAATCCCCACGCCAAGCCGTTGAGCGTCGATCCGCGGTTGATGATCAACTTGCCCACCAGCGCGACGTTCCGAGCACCCTCACGCGTGTAGATCGGCCCGTTCGGACGTCCAAGCTCCAGCGCCATGAGGTCGCGCAGTGCCTCCAGGTCTTTTACCGTGATCCTATTCATGACCGCACCCTCCGCTTCATGGCTGCAAGTTGCGCCTTCGTCGGCGGCTTCACCTTCAGCGGAGCGAGCTTGACCCGCGCCTCTTCCCGTACCGCCTTGCATTCCGCGATCCACTCCGCCCAAGACCTTTCATCTGAATTCGCATTCATGGCTCAACCCTCCAGTTTGTTGCAGATGGATTCACAGAATTCATTGGCCGTGCAGTCAGCGATGGTTTCGCCAGGCCCATTCCCGTACACAAGCAGGAACCAACCCAACTTCACGCCGCCCGCATCCCGCGCCACAACTTCATCCTGGTCGGTGTTGCACAACGCATCCTCGACCACGGCGTAATCCATCGAACGCTTGCAGACCCACTCCTCTTCGTCATGGACCGATATGGCACACCCCCGACCCAACAACTCGCGTATCAGGTCGCGGACCGCCTTCTTGTCGTGCGAAAGCATCTTGTCGTACATGGCTCAACCCTCAATCAAGCAACCCAAGCGGCTGCACGCTAAGCAATGCAAGGTCCATGCCAACCCAAAACAACCCTATTCACCCAAGAAAGTGACCCAAAACGTCACATCCCATGCCCAAAAACGTCACCAAGTGACGCAATACGTCATCTTCTTCCGTTCAGTCACCCAGCCCAACAACAACCCAGCAACAGCCTTTCATATGCGCATGTGACGTGAATGAGTTGATGAGCATGGTGAAAGCACACCCACGCCCACCTGTCTCTGATCCTCAAACCAACACTGATCAGTACAGTATTTACAATTCGTCATTCGCCGGTACAGGTACAGCAGCTGCCCGGCAACGGTTCAATCAGGACCGGTCAAACTGCTCACTGATGGGAGAGCCCAGGAATGCTTTGTGATGGGCGAACAGCATGGAATTGTTTTGCACCCACACTACGCCCACCCCAAAAATTTCCATCAAAAAGGGTGTGTAAAGGATTGTAGACAAGGGTGTGGATGGACATTTGATTGCTTAGTGGAATCAATTATTTACGAATCCGTTCATAAACAATGATTTCTGCTGACTGCTTTTGATCTTGGCTACGGGCTTGCGATGTTTTTGACTTGGATTTTCTCAAAAGGCTTTGGCTTTTGATCGCAGTAGGGCGAAGCGGTGTTTGCACGCTTGCTGGGGTCTGGCTCTTGATCTGCATGCTCGCGGTAGGTTGACCTAAGGCGAGGGTGGAGATCAAGAGCAAGGGAGGGGCGAAGGACGATCCCGGGCTACGTAGGCGGGGCGATCAAAGGCAAGAGCCTTTGGAGGGAAGCCGGGAAGCAGGAGCGAGAGCAGGAGCTTGCCTTATTCACGTACTCAAGCGTATGGAAAGGGGTTGGTATAAGATAAAGAAGGGATGCTCTGGAACCCGCATCAGGACGCGGGTACAGTAAATTGATTGACGCACGGAAAAATATCGTATAGTTTATATGACTTCATTGGATGCGGGTTACAGAGGCTCGCTTTTTTGGAGGAAAAAATGCAACCTGAACAGAGTACAGTAATTGGCGATGACTTCGTGATGCTGATCCAGAACAAGAAGTGGGGCCAAAAATTGATGGATTTTAAGGAGTTGGGGTTCCGGACCCGGGTGCTTTTGGTCTTGTTGGACAAGGTGACGTACGGGAACGAGGTGTGGCAGACGGGAACGAGCATTGCCAGGGCCCTTGGGACGTCTCCCATGGTGGTGAATCGTCATTTGGCGTATTACGCGAAGGTCGGTCTGATCCGTCGCGGAGGGGACGGGGAACGCTTCAAGATTTATCTCAACGAGGATTTTTTCTGGAAGGGCGGACGTGTCGGACGCATCATCGCCAAGCGCCAGTCCAAAACCCACCGGTTGCAGCGATCCCGTGAGGTGCCATCGTGCGAACGTACTTGAGGGTTCCCTACGCCGAGAAGGACGCCGCCAAGCGGGCGGGTGCTCGCTGGGACGGCGAGAAGCGGTTGTGGTACGTGCAGGAGATGGACAATCTGCGCCCCGTGATGCCGTGGATTCCCGAAGCCCTGAAACGCCCGTGGAACGCGCATTCGCTTCCCCGCAAACCCGAGCCTTCCCTTTCTCCAAAAAGGGCGTACACTCTGCCCAGCCGACACGGAGCCTGATCATGCCCTTCCCGATGCGTCCCGCGAATCCCCCGCAATTCCTTCCCACGGGAGGCAATCCCAAGGTCCGTACGTTCCGCCCCAATGGCCTGGATGGTTTTACCGGCCCCGACTATCGCGAACGCCGCATGGCCGGTCCCGTGATTCCTGCGCTGGCTCCGGCGCGCAGCGTCAAGCGAATGGGTGTCGCGGTCGGAAATCGTGGAGAGTGGAAACGGTGAGGACGAACCTTGGGGTGAGGATGGCGATCCGCCGCTCCCCCATCGCCGCCTCCGATTGGGCACGCGAGCTGGGCGTCGGCCATTCCGAAATCGTCAAGCTCCGCGATGGCTGGTCCTGCATCCAGCACGGCCCCTTGATGCAACGCCTCATCCGCATGCTGCAAGCCCTGGACGAAGGCCGCGTGCATTGGGAGAAGCGTCCGGCCCGCCGTCCCAAGGGACGCCCCTATCACGTGCTGGTCGGCAACGAGAAGTTCACGCCTTCAACCATGGGCCTGTACGCCGACTTTACCACTGGCCGCATGGTCAAACGCGCATGGAGCGAATCCGATGCGCTTTCCTGTTGAACAATTCCGCACGTTCTGCGGCGCCTTGCAACTCAATTCCAAGGAACAGGGACGGGTACGTTTCACGTGGAACGGTGCGCAGCGCCGTTTCATCGACCTTGTCGCCAAGGGGCTGGAAAACGGCATCCACAAGTTCGTGGTCTGCAAGGCCCGCCAGCTTGGCCTCACTACCGTTTGCCTTGCGCTGGACTTGTTCTGGTTGTACCGGAACGCGGGCATGCAAGGCGCGATGGCGGTTCCGAATGAAACGGTCCGCGACCTGTCCCGCAACATCATCGACAATTACATCGACGGCCTTCCGCCTTCAATGAAGTGGCCGAGGCTGCTCAACAACCGCAACGAAATGCGCTTTGCCAATGAATCGCGCTTGGCCCACCTGATCGCGGGTGGACGCAACTCGGGCGCGTTGGCACGCGGTCAGGGCCTCTCTTTCGTCCACGCCACCGAAATGTCGTCGTGGGCCGATCCCGAAGGCGTGATTTCGCTTGAGGCGTCGATGGCTGAAACCCACAAGCGGCGCCTGTACGTGTTCGAGTCCACGTCGCGCGGCTTCAACGTGTTCCACGACATGTGGAAGGACGCCGAACTTTCGATGTCCACCGAGGCCGTTTTCATTGGGTGGTGGGCCAAGGAGGATTACCGGATCGAGGAAACCTCCCGGCTCTGGAACACCTATGGCCGCAGCCACTTGTCCGCCGAGGAAAAGATGTGGGGGAAGGAAGTCAAGAAGCTCTACGGCGTGGAACTGGACCGCCAGCAATGGGCGTGGTGGCGCTGGAAGTGGGCGGAAAGCGGCGGCAGTCGGCTGCTGCTCGCCGAATATCCCTTCACCGCCGACCAGTCCTTCGTCATGACGGGCAGCGAGTTCTTTCCCTTGCAAACCCTTCAGGACATGCTGAAACGGACGCATGGGGATGAAGGCGAGTCGTGGAACTACAAGCTCTCGACCCGTTTCGAGAACACGGAAGTTTACCGCGACGAGGACGGTCCCTTGACCGTGTGGGAAGAACCGCAACCGGATTGTGCCTACGTGATCGCCGCCGACCCTGCCTACGGCGAATCGGAATGGGCGGACTGCTTTTGCATCGAAGTCCTGAAATGCACGGCCACCGGCGCCGAACAGGTAGCTGAATTCAACACGCCCGACTGCACCATGTATGGCTTTGCGTGGATCATGGCGCATCTGGCAGGTGCCTATTCGACGCCCAGGCATGCACCGACCGTGATCCTTGAATTGGGCGGACCGGGGCGGGGCGTCTTGCAGGAGCTTCAACGCATGCCCAGCCAGTACGCCGCGACCGTGGCGGGCCTTTCGGATCGTGCGCGGGCGGAATTGGCCGACATTTTCGGATCGATCCAGCATTACCTGTACCGGCGTCCTGACAGCCTTTCCGGGTCCTCCCTGCTGCAATGGGAAACCACGTGGAAGACCAAGCAGATCATGATGAACACGCTGCGTGACCTGATCGAACGCGGCATGATCAAGATTCGCAGCGAAGCGTGGATCAACGAAGCGCGCTACGTGACCCAGAACGGCACGTCGATCAAGGCCGAAGGCCGCACCCAGAAGGACGATCGCGTGATTGCGATGGCCTTGGGCTGCATGGCGTGGCAGGAACAATTGATGCCCCAGTTGTTGATGGGCCGGGGCATGGACGAATATTCCGGAATGGAGCACAATGCGGTCGCGCGTTCGATTGGGAACTGGCTGTCCAACCTCAACGCACAGACCGAAGAATCGAATTGGCAGAAAGCCGGGAGCATGTCATGGCAAGACTGACCGCCGCCAAACGACGCGGCATGAAACGCAGCACGTTTGCCCTATCGGGGCGCCGGTTTCCCGTCAATGACGCGGCGCACGCCCGCGCAGCCCTGTCGGGCGCGACCCGCGCCTTGCGAGCAGGCAACATCACCGCATCCGAAGCCCGCAAAGTGCGTGGCAAAGCCCGCGCCAAGCTGCGCGGCTCATCGTCCCGTTCCCGTCGCCGGTAGGAGTTCCCGCATGGGCATTGTGATCATTGTCTTGTTGGCCATCCTGATCCTGTTCGCGGTCGCCGAAGTGCGCGCGCATCGCAAGCACATCGCAATCCAAACGGTCTTGCATGCCGAAGTGTCCTCCGGCATTGCTGACCTCAAGATGGCGATTGGCAAGCTGGACTCGAAATTCGATGGCGGGGCCAAGTCGTGAAGCGCTGGCGCTGCAACGCGTGTCTCAAACGCGGCCTTCCTGCCGAGGAATGCGAATGGGAAGATCATCTGACTCAAAGCCATTGCCGGGCGTGCGGCGAAGCGGCCACGCGCATCATGGAATTCGGCTGTTTCCAGTGCCACGACGAAGGTGTTATTTTTTTCGGGGAAGTCGCAAGCTCGCATCCTTGCCCCGAATGCGGCTCGGACGCCTTCCGGATCGTGTATGCACCTGCCGTGATCGGGCAGGCGAGCCGTGCCGCGCATGCCGCCGCCGACAAGCTGCTCGAAACTGAATTGCAGAACCAGAAAATCTCGACCACCAGCCTCAAGCGTGAACCCAAGCGCAAGGCCGAATCCCCTCCCGGCCCATTCGCAGCCCATTGGTCGGATGCCAAAGAACTTTTACCGGCAGGCGGCCGTGGCGTAGGGGGGCAATTGCCTTTCGGGATGCCGCGCCCCATTACCGCCGTCGTCGGAAAGTACGACGGTCCGGCCTGATGCGTATCCCTCTCGCCATCGACGAGCGGTCGGCATGGCTGGATCGTACACGCCAGCAGTTGCGGC